CTGACATCGGCGAGCGTTGGGTTCCCGGCTCGGCTGATAAAGTAAAGATGCAAATCGATATTCAAGATTCGATTGCTAAAGCAGTCAACGAAGCTCGCGCCTACGATCCGCGCACCGTGTCGACCACTAAGTTTGGCGACACCGTTAACGTGATTGTCGATGCCTTCTGTCGATTGATCCGTCCCGTCGTCACCGTGTTGATGGTGGGTTCGGTCTTCGGTTGGTTTGATATCTCGACCAAGTCTCTCGATCCGACAGTGCTGACATGGGGCGGCTTAACGATTGGCTATTGGTTTGGCATGCGGACGATCACGCAGGACATCCCCAGCTTAATCAAGGCAGTAAAAGATGCACGCTCTTAACGAATGGATTGGCAGGAACGGAAACTCCCTTGCCAATGCCGGGGCATTCATCATGACGTTCTTGTTGATGTGGTTCATCGCTGAAGCGGCGCAACCTATTCAAGCTGCGGGCGTGGCCCCTGCGGTGTACACACAGGACGTCTTCGTACTTTCTAAAGACGCAGCGGGTGGGTGGCACAACCGAGTAGGGAAGATCGAAAAGTTCCCCGGCAGTTCGGTCCTTGTGTGCTTCGAAATCCCTGAGCAAGTTCCAGTGAGTTGTTTCTTTATCAACAAAGGAAAAACCACCAGTGATTTAGTGGACATGAAACTCGTAGGTGAGGAGCAAGTATGAAGAAGCGACGACTGTTGCTACTCGATAGTGACATCGTCGCTTACAAACTGTCAGCGGCTACCGAAGAGAAGTTCCTCTTCGATGGCCCTGACGGCGAGGCTGCGATCCACACGTCGTGGGAAGACACCCGCGTCGGCGTCGAGAAGTACGTAGAAGAACTTATCGTTCGATACAAGGCCAGCGAAGTGCTGGTCTGCCTAAGTGATCCTATAAACAATTGGAGGAAAAATGTCTATCCAGATTACAAAGCGAATCGCAAAGCTACTCGGAAGCCTGAGTTCCTTATGCAAGCCAAGGACCACCTCGCGTCTTTGTATCCCAGTTACCAGCGACCTACGCTGGAGGCCGACGACATCATGGGCATCATCGCAACGTCCCCCGTCCTTTGGACAGATTACGAGAAGGTCATAGTCAGTGAAGACAAAGACATGCGGACCATTCCAGGTCTCCTATGCAACCCTCGTGACACTTCCAACACACCCAAACGGATCAGTCGCGTTTCCGCTTTACGCTTCTTCTTCACCCAATGTATCACCGGAGATCCGGTCGACAACTATCCAGGGTGCAGAGGTGTTGGCATTGCCTCGCCTGAAGTAGCCGCGTTGGCTACGCAGAAGACAGCGAAGGACATGTGGGCAACAGTCTTGTCAGCGTATGCACGTAAAGGATTCACCGAAGCTGACGCGCTTATACAGGCGCGCGTAGCAAGGATCTGTCACCACACCAACTACAACTACGAGACCAAGGAGGTCATTCTATGGTCAGCACCTTGAAGTACCTTCCCCTGTTTATCTTGATCCAGACAGTCAGCCTGGTCCTGACCATCGTCGGTGTCCCGCTCTGCGGGGCACTTGCGTATGGCAGATTCTGGACCTACGACCTGACCCGAGACACCTACTATTATCCTAAGTGGGCGTGGCTGTGGGACAACCAGGAGGACGGCACGCTGCCCTACTGGTACATCCTGGCGCACCCTACGTGGTCCCCGGCCCGCCTGATGTTTCATTGGAGTGCGCTTAGGAACCCCTGCAACAACCTAAGGTACGTCCGTGGCGTCTCTGCCGTCGGTCGACCGCTCTGGCGTACCACTTGGAAGATGTCCGGCAAGCCCTACTACGCGCAGGCCGGGTGGAACGCCAGGGGCTGCCCGGTGTTGTCCGCTGGGTTTGACATTTACAGTCTCCTTTAAAATCAATGACTTAACCTTATAGCCGACCCGTGTATTACCAAAACGCCTCGACACCTCACCGTGTCGGGGCTTTTTTTCGCATCTTCAAAGTCGCCTAGAGGAAGAACATGGCACTCACAATTCACGAACAATCCGTCGACCTCATCAAGGAGCTAGACAGGTCGTTTCCCCCTCGCTGCATCCGTTCCAACGAATCTGTTGAGGACGCCCACCGCTACGCCGGTCGCCGCGAGCTAATAGATGAACTACTTATTCACTTGAAACGCTCTACAGAGCGACCAGGAGTTATCCCCAGTGTGTTTCAGCAGCACTCCCAAAGCACCCGCCACCACAGTCCCTAGCTACGTTCACAACCCCTATTTAGATGGTGGTGCGTATGGCAACACAGTCGACTCCAACCGAGTTGGCACGTCGGCCCTGACCATTGGACTTGATCCGAATAGCGGTAATCGCGCAGGTATAAATGATCCCAATCCACGTCCGCTGGCCAGCACGCTCGGCCTCGCCCCTGGAACTTACAACAACCTGAATGCCGGTGCCGGTAACGGTGCCCCTGCCGGTGGAATTGGCAGCGGCACGGGTGGTCAACCTAACCCTGGCGCAGCCGGTAGCGGCAATGGCGGCGGCGGTGTCCGTGGAATCAATCGTTAACAAATAAGGAACTAACATGGCGGATAAGAAAGCGCAGGACGTGCAGGCTGTCGGCGCTAAGGCCCGCTACGGCAAGCTAATGGGCAGCCGCGAGACCGTTCTCGAACGAGTACGGGAATGCAGTGACCTGACAATCCCTGGACTGATTCCCCGTAGCGGCATGAGCGATGAATACCTCATGCCCACGCCCTACCAATCCCTCGGGGCACGTGGCGTCAACAACCTAGCCAGCAAATTACTACTGGCATTGTTCCCTCCCAACACAGCCTACTTCCGTCTTTCGATGGATGAGGATGTAGCTGAGAAGCTGTCGCAAGGAAACCCAGGCGGCAAAGAACAAATCGATACTGCTCTTGCAAAGTTAGAGCGCAAAATTTCTCGACGCATTGAAACATCCAACGCTCGCCAGATCATCTTCGAGACGCTCAAGCTTCTCGTAGTGTCCGGCAACGCAGTTCTGTACGCAGACAAGGAACGCAATCGCGTCTTTCGTATTGACCAGTATGTCATCGTCCGTGACGCTGTCGGGCATCCGCTCGAAGTGGTCATCCGCGAGTCGGTACTACCTCAAGCTCTCAGTGAAGAAGTACGCACCCTGTGTGAACTCAAAGCTGACGGGCAGGTTCCTGTTGAATTGTTTACCCGGATTGTCTGGAAAGATAAGAAGGTTTGCTATCACCAAGAACTGAACGACATTGAATTACCCGGAACAGATGGCGAGCATCCCTTCGACAAGACTCCCTGGTGCCCACTTCGGTGGCAACCGTTTGCGAACAGCGACTACGGTCGTGGCCTCGTAGATGAATACTTGGGCGATCTAAGATCACTCGAAGGCATTAGCACAGCTATCGTACAGTTCGCGGCAGCAGCTGCGAAGATTGTATTCCTAGTTCATCCCAACGCGACTACCGATGCAACAGATCTAGTCCAGGCCGAAAGTGGCGACGTCATTAACGGATCGGCTGCTGACATCGATATTGTTCAGTTAGAGAAACAGGCTGACTTTACAGTCGCCAAGAGTGTTTCCGACGAACTGACCAAGCGGTTATCCAATGCCTTCCTGTTACAAGGCGGGGCAGTACGAGATGCCGAGCGCGTAACCGCCGAAGAGATTCGCGGCATGGCTCAGGAGCTTGAAGATGTGTTGGGCGGTGTCTACACCGTTCTCTCACGAGAGCTTCAACTTCCGATGACCGAGCGCATCATGGCTCAGATGACCAGAGATAAAGAACTGCCTGCCCTACCTAAGGGTTCGGTAGAGCCTCTTATCACCACTGGGTTTGAAGCATTGGGCCGGAACCATGCAGCCAACAAGCTGCGTTCATTCCTGGCAGATGCTTCACAAGCGTTGACACCTCAAGTGGTCGCGCAGTACATCAAGGCTGGTATCGTTCTAAACGCATTCGGTAAGAACTATGGAGTTGAGAATCTCGACGAGATGATCCGCTCAGATGATGAAGTTCAGCAGATGCAACAGCAAGCTCAGCAACAGCAGATGATGGCTAAGGCCGGTCCAGGCGTAGCTCAAGAAGTTGCTAAGGGTGCTGTGGCACACAACGCAACGGCAACAGGCGGCGGGCAACCCGCTCCCGCCAAATAACGAGGAGATACAATGGCAAATGCAAAACCGTCGATGGTACATGGTGACGACAGTCACTCAGAAATCCCAACCGCAGGCGACCTGCCTAAAGCACGTGAAGTCATAAAGATGTTAGACGTGTCTGGCAAGGTTGTGAAGTTGGTAGCCGAGTACGCAGTCGGCGAAGTCGATGCGAAAGGTAATCAAACCATTCGCCGCGACTACGAATAGAAATTAAGAGGAGGATATATTCATGGAACTATCTACATTGACACCCGCAGAACTCGCGTCTGCCAACAAAGCTGATGCCGCAGGCGTCACCATTGAGGCCCGCGACAACGACGGCAATCTGATTGAGAACCCCGTAATCCCAGCAGCAGCGCCGGTCGTCTCCGCGAAAGAGAAGCCCGTTGGTCTACCAGATAAATTCTGGAACGCCACCACAGGCGAAGCTGACTATGCGGGCCTAGCCAAGTCCTACACAGAGTTGGAGAAGACACGTGGCAAACCCGCCGTCGAGACTCCCGCTGCACCCGCCAAGTCGGCAGCGTTGCAAGCCGCCGAAGCAGCCCTGGCTGCCGCTCAAGCAGCTGAAGCTCCCGCCCGTGCCCCAGTAGCCAATGCTCCTTCGGCACAGACTGTAACGGTTGACGCAGCATCCGCTGAGTTCGCCCGCGACGGTAAGCTTGCGGAAGCAACCTACGACTCACTCGCCAAAACCGGCTTATCACGCGGGATGGTTGATTCGTACATTGCAGGCCAGCAGTCCCAGCAGACCGCAGCCGTAGCTGAAATACACGCAAGCGTTGGTGGTCCTGAGAACTACAAGTCAATGACTGACTGGGCACGTGTCAACTGGACACCCCAGCAGATCAACGACTATGACGTAGGTACTACTAGTCCCTCGACTGTTAAGCTCGCGGTAGCCGACTTGTATTCCAAGTACCAAGCCGCGAATGGTCGTGATGGCAACTTAGTGTCCGGTGGGAGCAACAGCCCAGGTGGACAATCAGGTGGCTATGCAAACCAGAGCGAGTTGATCGCAGCTGTCTCTGACCCACGCTACAAGAAGGATGCCGCCTATCGGACATCTGTTGAAGCAAAGATGGGCCGGACAGCCGACAACATTCTTTAATTGAGTAACTGATAAGCCCAGGTAGCGCCTCTGCTCGCATGCGCCCTGGGTCTGTCTAAGAGGACACATGCGATTCATCCCGTCTACATTCCAACTGGCGGGCCAAACATGGACCGTCAAATTCGATCCCTTAGTCGAAGACAAGTACAATGCCTATGGCACCTGTGACTTCGATACGCTGACCATCACTCTGATGCCGCCCAGCCGAGCCTTGAAAAAAGCCGTGGTGTACCAGTCCTTCTGGCACGAAGCATTCCACGCAATCTTCTTCACACTTAACCAGACCAGGCTCATGAGAGATGAGAAGCTGGTTGATCAATGTGGGCACATGGTCCACCAACTCCTCACCACCGCAAAGCGATAGGACCATTCACATGCTCAGCAAAACATTAATTCGAAACCAGTCCGCTATAGGCACTGGGGTATATGGGACCGGCACAGTAGGTGACGCTCCTTCCTTAAGAATCAGCGACGCTGATTACTTTCAAGGCACACTGCAAGTCAGTGTCACTACGGCCACCGTGACTGTATTCGGTCGAGCCGCTCCTACACTCCCGTGGGTTCCAGTGACCGCGCCGATTACCACGAGCGGTCTCACGACTGTTCCAATCATGGCCGAGATGTATGCCGCTATCACCGCGTGGACCGCTGGTGCAGTGGACGTCGCTCTTAACTATCCTTGCAACGGCTAGAACAGACGGTCGATGTGTTCCTCCTCCACGTCGGCCCCTTGGGTGCACCGCATAGTAGGGAACTACCGTTCACATACGGCCCCTATGCGGTGAGTACACCCATTTTTTATTCGATTCGAATCGCCTAGCTTAATTACCTAAGCGATTCCTAAAGCCTCTCTCGATACACTCTCCAACAACTGTCGGCCCACTGAGGTGGACAACTTTCAGTTGCAAAGAAGAAGTCGAGTGACGGCGCTACCTCCGCGTCCTCACATCAACTCTCATAGGATTTTTCA